GGTCGGTTGCACATATATATGGTATAATGGTCTCTTCAGATTGCCACCACTTAACCCATGATGCTTTATCTAAATATCTAAATGCATTTCTTTCCCATAAGGACCTATAATGTATCATATCAATATTGCCATTATATTTCTCAGGGTGTCTGGGTTTCCAAGTACCAGAATATGTCTTTTTCATACGTATATTTATAACAATTCGTATAAATAACTATTATACAAACCAAGGAATCATTATGGGAACCGGAAATGTACCATTAACAACACCTAGCTTTAAATTAACAACGCCTAAAACAAGACAAAATAACCCAGATATCTGGGAACATTGGAAATATCCAGAAACAATAGGTGGTGATACTGGAGTGGATGATATAAATTTTAATAGTGATGCAACTAGTGAATATGCTAAACTTCGTAGTCATGAACTAGCTCCAAGAACAAAAGAACCATTTATAATGTTTGAATTTATGAAAGTAGATAATGATGATTTTGGTCAAAAAACATCAATGTTTGTTCAGGAAAAAGGAGCAGCAATGTGGGGTGGAACTTTAAGTGGTGCTGGTGAGGTAATAATTGATAAAACAGCTGGAGTTGCTGCAGGTACTATAGTCAATACTATCAAATCAGCTGATGCAATTGAAAAAGCAGGTGGTCCTTCAGAACCAGCAAAAGACCTTGCTGAAAGAGTATTTAATAAAGTAAAAGAATGGGCTCAAAGTATTGGTACTCTTGTAAAAAGAAAATATACAGGTTCAATTGCTTTATATATGCCAACAGATATTCAAATAAACGACCAAATGGTTTATAATGATGATTCAAGAAAAATGGGAGCTTTTGCAGAAACTTTATTTTCTGATAATTATACAAATATATTTAATCCAGTAACATTAACAAGTCCAACTGCTTTATCTTTAGCTGGTTTTCTTGGAGGAAAATTTCTACCTGGTAGTAGTACTAGTATGATATCAGCTCTTGCTGGTGCTGGACTTGCGCAGGTAGTTCAAACAGAATTACAAAGAGGTACTGGTAAGATTTCTAATCCTAATGAAATTTTAATGTATAATTCAACTGCATTAAGAACATTCACATTTAATTGGACAATACTACCAGATTCTAAAAATGAATCTGAACATGCAGCAGGTCTTATTAAATTGTTTAGAAAATCTGCACATGCAAAAAGAGATAATAAAATGATTGTGACAGTACCTGACCATGTTATTGTATCATTTCATGGAGCAGGAGCAAAACGTACAGAAATGATTCAATTACCTCCTTGTGTTATTGAAACAGTTAATGTTACATATAATCCAAATGCATCTTCATTTTTTAAAGAAAATAATGCACCTGTTGAAATTGGATTAAGTGTAGGACTTAAAGAAATGGCTCCAATATATTCACAAGACGTAGAGGCAGGATACTAATATGTATTTTAAAAATATAAATAATGTAGGAATAGATATAGATGGGTCTGGTAATATTGATAGATTAAAAAATCTAACCGCTAAAGCAAAAATTGATGATTCATTAGTTGATAATGCTGCATATTATCAAACTGTAGAAGTTATTGATGGTGAAAGACCAGACCAATTAAGTCAACGATTATATGGTGATGATATTTACCATTGGACATTTTTACTTTTAAATCCACATTTAAAAAATATATGGGATGATTGGCCAATGAAATATTCTCAATTAGTAGAATATTGTACAAACAAATATCAATACCTTGCTGGTGATACTGATGATGACCTTAATGACAAGTTTACTTTAGGTGAGACAGTTAGAGGTGGAGTATCTAATGCAAATGGTATTCTTAAAGAAATACATGTCAATATGGGTTATCTTGTTATTGAAAAAACATCAGGTACATTTACTATAACTGGTGAAACTATTACTGGTTTAAATTCTCAAGATTCTGTTGCATGTAATTTTGTTAAATCACAAGCCTATGCACCTCATCATCACGTTGATGATTCTACTGGAGCATGGGTACCAAGACGTTTAGCTGGCACAACTGCATATAGTTATATCGATTATGAGTCGGCTGTAACTGAACAAAATAGGAATTTAAAAGTAATAAAACCTCATAATATAAAAGACGTTGCTCGTAAATTTATGAAAGCAATGGGCGCATAATGTTTAGTATAGATAATTTTGAAGTTTATATAGATAACACTGATATAAGCGCAATGATTACATCAATGTCTTTATATGAAAGTATTCATGGTAATCTTAAAGGAACAATTCATATTGAAGATAAACTTAATTTCTTTGAATTGTTTTTTAGAGGTGTAGCTCAAACTTCTGTTAGAATACGTTATAGTTATTTTAATGTTCCAATAGAAATAATGTTATATGCTGATGGTGTTACTGACCAAGTTATTAATAAACAAGGTAAATCATATAATGTTCAATTAGTTTCAATAAATAATTTAAATGAAGCTACAGCACGAATTTGTAATTCATATAGTGGAACATCAAATGATATAATTTCTGCTATATGGATTGAAACTCATGGTCCAAATAATGTATTAATTCTTGATTCTGAAACAACTTCTAAAGGAAAATATATTATACCCAATATTTCTGCATGGGCTGCTATGAGAAATATTGTAAATACTGCACATGATAAAAATAATACAGGAATGTTTTTATATCAAAGATTAGCTGACCATGGACAGGCACGATTTACATCTATATATGATATGGTACATAATAAATTTTTGAGTGCTCATTATGATAATTTTCAAATACATTCATCTGAAATAGATATAACTACTAGTACAGCAGTTTCAGGAACTATAGGTTCTACAACAGATTTTTCCATGCCAGAATATAATATAGATTTTATAAAAAAATTATCTGGTGGTATGTGGGGACAAAAAATTACAGAAATATCATTAGATGAAACACAAAATAAAGTTTATTCTCCAATGGAACATACTGATATTGAAATAATAAAATTTAAACTTAGTAACAATTTATATGATACTGCAATATCTTTATTTTCACCAGAAACTGCAGTATCTGAAGAAATAATAAAAAATATGAAATATAGATTATTTAATACAACATTAATGGCTTCTAATGTTGTAGCTATTCCAGGTGTAGGTTGTGGAATGATTATTTCAGTTGATTCTGGTGGTGGATTAATTAGTGTATCAAAAGCAGATGGAAATTATTTAATTGCTAATATAAATCATCGATATATTATGGAAGATGGAGAAATGAAATATTCACAAAATATAGGATTAGTGAGAGAGGGAACACAATAATGCAATTTGGAATAGTAGAAAATATAAATGACCCTTTAAAACTTGGTAGAGTTAAAGTTCGTATATATGGGGCACATGATAATAGAGAAAATGGAGCATATAAAATAAAAACTGAAGACCTTGCATGGTCACAAGTTATGATGCCTGGAAATACACCAGCTATAAGTGGCCAAGGACATTCTGTAAATTTAGCTATAGGTTCATTAATTGTTGGTATATTTTTAGATACAACTAAACAAGAGTTTATGGTGATGGGTACACTTCCCACTAAGACTGATGGTGCATTTGATAATAATGATAGAGTAAGAAGTATAAATCCACATGTTGATGACCCTAAAGGTGACTATGAACCTCCAAGTGCTTTTGCACCAGAATATCCATATAATAATGTATATGAAACAGGGTCCGGTCATGCTAAGGAATATGATGATACACCTGGGTATGAACGTATTATGGAAAGACATAAAAGCGGTACCCAATATGAAATACAACCTGATGGTACAAAAATTGAAAGGGTTGTAAGGGATAACTATCAGTTAGTAGTAGGGCATGACACACTTGAAGTATATGGTAATGTTAGAATTATTGTTAGTGGTCAAGCAGATATTGCTGTAGCAAATGATGTAAATCTTGCGGCGGGTGGTAACCTTACTGCTGATATTACTGGTAATATGACAGCTAATATTACTGGAACAACTTCATTAATAGGTGTTGATAATATAAAAATAGATGTAACTGGTAGTGATAAAAAAATTACATTAGATGGTGATGTTGATATAACTGGTAATTTAAGATTAACAGCAGAAGGTATCACACTTAATACTCATACACATGGTTCTAATAATGTCGATCAAGCAAATACTGATGAACCTAATACTAATTAGTATAAATAAGATATATGGCAACGATAGCACGACAAGAAACGTATAAAGATTTAGATTTTACTTTTAAGCAAAATCCTAATACCAATGACGTTGGAATAAAAAAAGATAATGCTTCAATAAGTCAAAGTGTATTAAACATATTAAGAACTAATCATGGAGAGAGACCATTTAATTATAATTTTGGTGCAGACCTAAGGTCATATCTATTTGAAAATATGACAGATATAACAGCAGCAAATATGTCTACTTCTGTTAATACTGCTTTAGCAAATTATGAACCAAGAATAGAAGTATTAAATACAAATATTCAAGCAAAAGCCGATGAAAACGATGTAAGAATAACAGTAACCGGGAGAGTTAGGTCTAGTAATGAGATAGTAGATATAGCTACCACAATAGAGAGATTACGATAATGGCAATAGAACGCAGAATTTCAGCAAGTGAATTAGATTTTGACCAAATAAAATCAAACCTAGTTGCTTATATGAAAGCAACAGATACGACCTTTAATGATTATAACTATGATGGTTCTGCAATGAACACTATCATTGACGTATTAAGTTATGTAACACATATAAATTCAATGAATGCAAACTTTGCTCTTAATGAAACATTCCTTGACACAGCTCAATTACGAACTTCTGTGGTATCTCATGCTAAGCTATTAGGATATACACCAAGGTCTATTGCGCCTTCTATTGCTTATGTAAATGTTAAAATGAATTATGATACTACAGCCACACCTTTATGGAATCATGATTCAGATAATAATCCACTTCCTTTAAATATGCCAAGAGGTACTAAATTTTCTACAAGTATTGATGGTGTTACATATCCTATGTTTGCTTCATCCACATCTACAATTAATTTTGATACAACCAATGGTTGGTTATTCTCAAATATTGCAATTGAACAAGGAACATTATCAAGTATTAATTACACATATCAAAATAATACATTTGAGACATATTTAATTCCTTCTATTAATGTAAATACAAAATCCATTAAAGTCACTGTGACAGACTCAGCAAATACAAGTGCATTTAAAGTTTTTACTTTAAATAGTAATGTAGTAAACCTAGATGGTACAAGTGAAGTGTTCTTTTTAGAGGAAGGAAGAGACGGATACTATGAAGTTAAGTTTGGTGATAACATTATTGGTAAGAGACCACTTAATGGTTGTACAATTACAATTGAATATGCTACAATAGCTTCCGGTACTGATGTTAATGGTGCTACTATATTTACTATGACTGATTCACTTAATGGTAATACAGATGAGACAGTCACATTAGTAACTAAAGCTACTGGTGGTGCACCAAGAGAAACTAAAGAAGCAATTAAATTTAATGCTCCACTCTCACATGTATCTCAAAATAGGGCTGTTACACCTGATGACTATAAAACAATTATTAAAAACGAATTTGCCGATGTTGAGGCTGTTGCTGTATGGGGTGGTGAAGACCATGACGTACCAGACTATGGTAAAGTTTATATAAGTATTAAACCATTATCTGCTGAAGTATTAACTGATGCACAAAAAACAACAATAAAAACAAATATTCTTAAACCAAAAAACGTTGTGTCCATCACTCCGGTTCTTGTCGACCCAGAATACACTTATATAGACCTTGAAGTCTACTTTAAATGGAATCCTAACTTAGCTACAGTTACAGCATCTGGTCTTGCAACTTCAATAAGGAATACACTCGTGGCATATAATAATGATACCCTTAAAAGTTTTAATGGAGTGTATAGAGACTCAAATGTTGTGAAGAAAATTGATGATACTAATATTGCTATTATATCTAATATCACTCGTGTAAAAATGACTAAAAAAATTACACCAGTACTTGGTACAGCTACTAAATATACACTTAAATTTAATCAAGCATTAACTGATATTGATGCTACTACAGGTACTACTGGTGCTTATTTGACTTCAACCATATTTACATTTGGTGGTATTGATTGTAAACTTAAAGACTATTATGATAGCTCAAGTGATACACGTATTATTCAAATAGTTGATACAGATAATTTAGTACAAAATGCAAATGTTGGTGATGTGAACGAAGAGGCAGGAACAGTTACTCTTAACTCATTTCAACCAACTGCATTGCCTACTGGTATGACTACAATTGATGTCACTGTTAAGCCGGCATCATCTGATGTGTCACCTACAAGAAATGAATTATTAACAATTAATACCTCAACCGCAACGATAACAGGAGAGATAGATACTATGGCTACTGGTGGTACTACTGCTGGTATTGACTATACAACGGTGGCTAACTAATGGCTGGCCTAGGTAAATATAATATATCATCATATATAGATGATTTAATACCTGACCATGTAGAGACTTTATATCCTGACCTGGTTGCATTTCTTAAGGTATATGCTCTTTATTTAGAACGTGAAAATAAATCTGGATTTTATCTTAATGCATTAGATATCCAAAGAGATATTAATTTTGTAGAAGATAGTCTCCTTACAGAACTCCAAAATGAGATTGGTGTTGCTGTACCACGTGACTTTGCTACAGACCCAAGGATGTTTTATAAGAGGCTTATTGAATTTTATAGAAGTAGGGGTACACCAGAATCTATTACAGCATTTTTTAGAATGATATATGATGATGAGGTTGAAACATATTTTCCATTTATAGATTTATTAGAACCATCAGATGGAAACTGGACAGACCAGGCAACTGATATTCAAAATAATCAATCCTCATATACACCAACAAATGTAATCACAATTAGTGGCACACCAACAGTAGTTAGTGGAAATAATGATAGTGGTAATGGAATATACCTTGATGATGATGTGGTATTTGTCAATAATGTATATCAAACACCAGTTACAGATTATGCTGAGGCTGTATATTCAGAATCAAATACAACTAAATATAAGTTAACATTTACAAGTGCATTATCAAACGGTGATGTAGTTAAAACATATCCTAAAGGATTGTTTACTAACAATGATGGATTCTTATCAGATAAAAAGTACATACAAGATTCATATTATTATCAGCAATTCTCATATGTTCTTAGGACTGGTAAAAATATAGCAGATTGGAAAAATGCATTTACAAGATTAGTTCACCCAGCAGGATTTAAGTTCTTTGGTGAGATTGCAATACTAGTTAAGTTATTAACTTCAGGTATACCAGCACAATTATATGGTTGGTTACCAACAGCTGGTAAAATTAATCTTAATTTAGCAGCACAACAAATTGGTCCAGTAAGTTTCAATTCTAATTTATACGAAATAAGCTGGACACATACACCATTCACTACAACTGGAACTTATAATATTGGTTCAGGTGGTGGTAGAATAGGCATGTGGAATCATTGGGACAACATGAAGTTTAGATATTTAGGTCCAAACAGTGATTTTGCACACTATACGCTTGCAGATAGTATAAATAACAATATAGGTTTACAATTCGGATTGGGTGGAGCAAGTTCACTCGTGGTTTCATAAATAAAACAAAGGAAAAGACATGGCAGCAATAATAACTAGCAAATTTAGATTAGATACAACTAATAAGTTCTTAGCTAGTCTTGCGGACAATCAATTCTACATGGCCTTGGGACGGCCTAATGCATGGACTGATGATACGGTTCCAGACACCCCATATGAAAATGACTACGCATCAAATACTCTATGGGAAAATATGTTTGCCATGAAGAGGATTGCTAGTACAGATATTATTCATTGTTCACCAAGAAATCTTTGGGTTTCTGGTACAACTTATGTAGAATATGATGACCAAGACACCAACATAGAAAGCAAATTATACTTTGTTATCTCAGATAACAACAATGTATATATGTGTTTAAAGGCTGGTTCAGGAACAAGTACAACAAACCCAGACACTACTGGCGTTCAAACATCAGGTGTCATTAATCACTCAGGCTCAGATGGGTATATATGGAAATATATGTTTACAGTCCCAACATCTGATGTAA